ATATACCGTGACTTTGAATAGCTGCTTGTATAGTCAATCCTGATCCACTTCCACCAGTAGTAGCTATACCAGAAAAATTTGTAACGGAGCTTGATAATGCCCCACCGTATTGAACAAACGGAGTATCCTGCCCAACAAAGCCAGCTTGTGATAGTATAGTAGCAGAAAACCCTTGATTAGCTCCAGCTGTTAATATAAAATCATTCATTATAATTTCGCCACCTTCAGTATGTACTAATTGAACAGCACCGTCAGTAGTTACCAATGCAGTTGTATAAGAGATACCCGCAGCTAACCAAGCAGTTACAAATTGTGTCGGAGTGCAATCATCAGGAATAGTAACAGTATATTGACTTGACAATGCAGAACTATTTGGTATACTAGTTTGAACAAAAATACTTGCTGTTGACAAAGTATACGGTAACGCTATTGTAAAATCTGTCTCAGTGCCGGTTGCCACTGTTGGACCTGTTGCTGATCTTTTCCATAAATATATAGGATCTGTTTTGTTATTAAAAGGCGCGTCAGCATCATATTGTGCGTAGACAGTGCCTACTGGAATAGCTTTTCCACCGGTAGCGTCAATAGTTGCATCTGCTTCCTGGTTACTGGTAGCCAATGTTACAGATTTTGCGTTCCAAGCCCCAGTAACTGAATTATATTCAGAAACAACCGGGGTCAAGCCAAGACCTGCACTGCTAGCTTTAATCCATACTGAGCCAGTTGGATGTGGATATGTTTGACTACTTGACCATAACGGCATTTCTGCTGAAGTACCATATACAACTTGAGGTTGATAGTAATTTTGTGCAGTTAGACCTATATCAGCTAACACTGTTCCGGTACCAGAGATTCCAAGATATTGATTACCGGTGGTTGAGGGTTGAGTAGACAATATGACTAATTTACCTGATACTACGCTTGCAGTAACAAAGGAGTATCCCAATGTATTGATAACATTTGCAACACCTTGAACACTATTATTAGGGGATACAGGAACTGTAATTGTAGTAGACCACACCCCACTTAAATTAATAATTAAAGTGTCACCGGCAGTTAGTGTAGGGTTAGAATTTGTACCTTGAACAGTTGGCCATTCACTTTGCCAAGTAGTGCTTCCCAATACTGTCCAAGTATTAGCACTAGTTTTGTAATAATATTGTTGATATGTTTCATCAGCTTGAACAGTAGCATTAATTGCATAATCACCAATATTACCTAAACTATTAATAGGGGTACCGGAAGTTAAATATGCTGAATCTGTTATAACAATTGGAGTTACTGGTGTAAATTGTCCGGTTGTTGCATTAAACTGGAAGATACCCCATGTAGTGGTAGTAGTATCTAACCAATATGCACCATTTAATGGATCACCTGAAGGACGACCAACTGAACCTACTAGTGATGCTAAATCAATATCAGCACGTAATGTATATACCCGATTGGTAGTCCCTAATGCTGAATAAGCAGCTAATAGCCCGTACTCGTTTAATTCGTACCCTTGGATTGGTGTTCCTGCAGTTGTTGTATAGAAGAACGGTACACCATAGAAATCAGCTAAATCTTTTTGACTTGTGATTTGATATAATTTACCTGCATTTGCCGCAGTAGTGCCAGGTGCTACACCTGTGCCGGACGGATTTGCTTTATTCTGTGCTGTTGCGAAAACTACAAGCGGTACAGATGCGCCTGGTGCTGGTAAATATTGACTTTGGTCAATGATTGTGACTTCTACGCCTGGTGATGTTAATGCCATTTTATTTTTCCTTTAGTAAAATTTTGAGGTTTACAACCTAATTGCATACTATTATTTATGAATAAATGAAAAAAAGATGGGATTACCGTACCTTTGAAGGTTGGCAACAACTAAATATAGTATGTTAAATCAACGTCCAATCTGTAATACATGTAACAAGAATCACGCAGCAATAAACTATAAACGTGATGGTGTTACACATTACCGAAGCATATGCGACGAATGTGGTAGAAAGAAGCAGAAGCAAAAACCTCACAAAGCCAATTGGACTAAGAGTGGTTATAAGAAAAAAGCCACATGTGATTTATGTGGCTTTAAGAGTTTATTTGTTACACAAATAACAGTGTTTCATATTGACGGAAACTTAGAACATATAGAACATACTAATTTACGTAGTATATGTTTAAATTGTGTGGAAGTGGTTAAGAAAAAAGAAGTTACATGGCAGCGCGGAGACCTTCAGATTGCCTATTGAGTATCTCGTACATTTTATTATGTAACTCATCAATTGTGCCGTTGTTTTCAATAATATAATTGTACTTTAATCCTATACTACTATATTCACTAGCATGAATTTTCATATTATCTAATTTCATCTTGCTTAGTGCCCAAGATGAATTACCATTTGGTCCTCTATTATATGATATCGCAGAATCATACCAGTCGGGATTAGGGCCGCGCTGCACTCTAATTGCTACCCCTCCTGCATTTTTGATAGCAGCAACTTCATTAGAAAATCTACAGTCTGTAATTACAATATCTTCTTTGGAATTTAATAGCTTGTGTTCTACACTTGCTACCCAGATATCATTGTGAAAGTGATTACGACACACATCTGTCCCCCAATACTGTAGAATCCATCTTGGCGTAATTTCTATGCCTAAACGATTGCTCCACCATTCATCTTTTTTCTCACGCCATTTCCTACTAGCTTTTGTTGTACCTTCCAAGTATTCTCGGTCCCATCCAAAAACTGCTGCTACTGCATCTTTAAGACTAGACGCAAAACTAACTCGTTTGAAACCATGATGTGTAGTAAGATAATCTGCAATGGTGTCCTTGCCCGAACCTATCAATCCTGTGATGCCAATAATCATAAAAGAAAACTCCTGTAACAATACTTATTGTATTACAGGAGTGTGAAAAAGAAAACTGTTTAGGTTAACTATCCACTTCATTGTTTTTCAAAGTAACCAGTGCGTCTTTTGCTCCGGCTTTCTTTAATCCGGCATAACGATGATGACCATTTATGATATCATAGTTTCCGTCTGGACGAGGAGCCACAAATAAAGTACCAGCTTCATCATCCCATTCAGGTGTTCCTGCTCGTCTAGCAAATATATCAACTATGTCTGGATCCATTTGATTCCAGTCGTATGAATCTCGTGTAGGGACAAGTTTATCTAAACTGACTCTAAATGATTCAACGATAAATTCACTAGCTTTCATTAACCTTGTATCCATGTTAAGGGCTGGGAATAGTCAACGTATTTCTTCAAATCTTCAATGAGTGATTCCATTGCTGCTTTACCCTCTGCTTTCATAGCAGTACCATTTAATGTTGTGCCACCACCCGGTCCAGCAATAGTTCCGAATTTCTCTCGGGCTTCACCAATCATAATCTTTAGTTGTGATAAGATAAAGTCACCAATCCAAACACCAGCGCCCGGATCTTGTAATAATATTTCTTCTGTCTTCTGTACATCGGCCCATATCAATACACGCTCACCCGATCCTTTTGGATCACGTACTATACGCAATACTTTAGACACTGGGTTAAATGTATATGTTACATAACCACCAAACATCCTTGCTGCTAACTCAACATACCCTGCATAAAAGTCATATGTTGCCATACCACCTGCATAGTTATAGTTAAGCAAATAGGTATTTAAAATAGCACTACTGAACGGATCAAAACTACTACTAGATGGTCCAGTTTCTAGTCCAATCGTTCTACGAAAAATACTTCTGACATTGATAAACTCAGCAGGTAAAGTGTAAGTATCAACATTCTTTTCAATAGTCATTAGAATGTAAGATTCTTCAGTGGCAGCTTGTGCCCTTTGACGATAAACCTTAATAGCGTAATTGTACGCAGCTTCGTAATGTTGAGGATCCAATTCAATATCAATCATCCCGTCACCAAGACGATATCTAAGATTGGTAAACAGTCCTTCTTTTAATTCATCTAAAGTTAGACCTGAAGGGGTAGAAAGAGGACTGGCGGTTGGATATGTTGACATAAGTGTTACCTAATAATACTATTTATCAGGTAACACACTAGTCCTAGTATTACAAGTCGCCGTCTTTGCGGTGTTCTGAGTAATGTGCGTCAAACTTGCCACCTGGATAGCGTGACTCTAGTTTGCGTACATTTTCTGCAATCACTTCGTTAGGATCAAGATTCAATGCACGACATGCATTTACCCAGTACCACATAATGTCACCGAGTTCACGTTTCATATGGAAGACATTTTCTTCAGTCAATGCTTTTCCCTGAAAAATGATCTTCTTGGGCACTTCAATAAACTCACCGCTTTCTGCGGCAAGACCAAAACATGCTGTGATTAGTAACGGGATGTTAACATCAGGACCATGTTTCATCTCACCGTCAACTAATTCGTAATTAGCATCAAGCCGATCACATGTATCCATAAACGTAGTCAAGTCATTGCTTGCTTTGCTGGTTACAGCTTCTACGAAATCTTTGTATTTGTTTAAATCTATGTTCATTACCATGCTTTCAAAATTAGCATTGCCTCATTAAACCGACCATTCGGTGTAGTGGACACTGCTTTAATATCTGTAAAATACTTACGTGCTGCGGGCTTACTACCCATAACTTCTTTGATTTGCTCACCCGGCTTACGTAATGTTTTTACTTCACTCTTTGCCGAATCAAATCCTAGCAATGTGCTGCCTTTAACTGTAAAGGTCTTGCTGTAATCATCTGCAATGTAGTGATGCAGTTTACGCTTTGCCGTGTCATAGACCCACGCTTCACTTGCACCATGCAACTTTGTAGGATGAATGCTAATCAAGTCTAGCTTTGTAGCTACATCCTTGAACAACTTCAAGTATTTCAATTTAGAAACAATTTTCTCTACAGGTACTGCTTTCTTTTTGCGTGGAGCCTTACTTGCTTTCTTGATGCTGATATAGCTATTTAAATCACTGAGAACACCGTCAATGAATTTGAGGATATTACGAATCTGAATCTTACCCAAGAAACTATAACCTTCTTTAAGGTACTCGTCACCGTCAGAAAGTTTCTGAAATTCTTCTTGTTTGCGTTTCCAGATTTCAACAATGATTGGGATATGTTGTGGCATGACATTATATTTTGCAACAATATCAACTGTCTTGTCTGACGATTTGCCAGTAGTCACAAAATCGTCAATCATCCCTTCCATTTCACCTGCGGCATCTCGTGCTTTTTCTTTCAGAATTTCCTGAATATTGGGGCGGGCTACTGTTTCTTCTTCCTTAACAATACTAGTCTGACTAGTTTTTGTTTCAGTTTCAGTTAATGTCTTGACTAACCTCTGGATTTCATTTTGCAAGGTAAGTTCTTCATGCTCGGTCAATTCTAGGCCACGCATTGTCATACGTGCCACCCAGCATAATGTAACAATGAATTCGCTTTCATGTACTTTCCTAAGCATTTTAGCTTGATCGGTACGTTTGTTGTAATCTAGATATTGTGCCATCAATTCCCTAGCATCTTTTTTGCTATAGAATCGGGTGTACCACGTAAAACTGCGGGCAAGTGCCGAGAATCGTGATTCGGTATCAGGTTGAATTGGGAAGAAGGGTTCTTCACCCATATATTTTGTATCAGCATCCCGCGGGTTAAGTGCTTTTACAAAATGCTCATCTGTATGTTTGCGAGTAGCCATGTGTATTCCTAATGTTGTCTAATGTAGATTATAACAGTAATTGTAATTATTGTCAACCTTTAATCCAGATCAACACCCCACCGATTGAAACCGTAAAAAGTTTCGTAGGTTGCCCGCAGTGTCTCCCCTGGGAAGTAGGGATTCTTTACGATAGCGTAAGGACGATCACGCTCATCAAGGCCCATGCTGATCATAGGCAGGTCCCAGGACTTACCGTCGTTGTCATTATCACTGGAATTAAAAATGTAAACTTTCATCCTGCTCTCCTTTAATTAACTGTTTAAGTATGTGTTATATATCCAAAACCATTTAATGTCAAGCCACAGTAGAAAAATCTTCCGGAGCTTCTACCACTTCAACTACTTGAGATTTAAAACGCTCCAATGCATCATAATATTCAGCAGAGAAATTGGTGTTTTTACCAGCAACTTCCAGTTGATACTGATAGTTGCCCGTACGCCACAGAACTACCCGCTCACGGTTCTTGTTGTAACCATCTGCGATATACTGAATTTGATTCATTGCGTAGTCCTTTAATTAACTGTCTAAGTATGTATTATATACCCAAAACCATTTAATGTCAAGTTTCGGATATACTACTTTTAGTTTACCTTTTTGGTAACTGTCATATTGAAATGCACGTACCAATCATCGGAAGCATTACTAGTTCCATCCAATCTTCGGCTGTTTTCTACTAGAGTAGCACGACCTTCACTAACCATCTTGTTTGCTAATTTAAGCCACTTAGCACCCTCGACCGTGCGGCAACGACCACTAGCACCCATTACTTCCATTACATCAAAAGTAAAACTACGTATCATTTTATTGCTCCTTAAGCCCACGACCCACGCACTTCCTCAGCACCTGGTATTTTTTCACATTCACATACCCAGTCAGAGAATGATTCGTAGTATCCCACAAAATACTGCGGACGCATTGCGGTCTTGCAGAATGGACATACTGGCATTACTACGGGTTCTATTTGTTCGGACATAATGTTCTCCTTTAATCAATCTAAGTATGTATTATATACCCAAAACCATTTGTTGTCAAATTTAGGCTACTTTTGCATCCATCATTTCAGCAAGGATAAACTTGGCAACATTCATTTTTTTACGAACGTATTCAACTGAGCGAGGACCTGTGCCCATCGCCATCATTTCTTGACAATCAGACATAATGCCCATTACGACCATTTCTAGACCAGAATACTTAGCGGTAATACTTTCCATGTACTGTTCACGGATTTCTTGTTCACTCATACCGTAGCATTTAGTTTCAAATTCAGTCATTTCAACTCCTTTAATTAACTGTCTAAGTATGTATTATATACCCAAAACCATTTAATGTCAAGTTTTGGGTAATGCACCGTCATCTATATTTACGATAAATAAGTAATAAGGTAGATTAATTATGCCCCGGCTTTCACTTTGGCGCCCCAATAAAACGAACGATTACAACTTTTTTGATAGAATCATATCAGAACAGTTCACCGCAGGTTCTACGGATTTGTATGTACATAAGTACTTAGGCCCTACCAATCAAGGAGCTTCAATTGATTATACACAACCTGACTATGATGTATTGGCCCCAACTAATATACAAGACTTGCTATTCTTAGAGAACCGTGACAGAACATATGACCCAGATGTTTACCGTTTACGTGGCCATTATAATGTACAGAATTTAGACTTTGATTTAAGCCAGTTTGGATTATTCTTAAACAATGATATTATATTCATTACTGTTCATTACAATGACATGATTGATTTGATTGGTAGAAAATTGATGGTTGGTGATGTAATTGAGTTACCGCACTTGCTTGATTATAATCCATTGAAGGAAACAATACCGGTTGCATTGAAACGATTTATGCAGATTACCGATGCTAACTATGCAAGTGAGGGATTTAGCCCAACTTGGTTCCCTCATCTATGGCGTATTAAATGTGAACCACTGGTTGATAGTGAAGAATTTAGTCAGATATTAACTGCACCAATAGACCAAGATACTTACTTAGGTATTTGGGATACTACCAAACCGTATCCTGCAGGATATGTTATTACTTATGGTGACAAAAATTATAGGGCATTGATTGATGTTCCTGCAGGTATTATGCCACCTAATACTACATATTGGCAACTAGATACTGCGGACAATCTTAAAGATATTCTTGCTACTTATAATACTAACATTGCAATCAATGATGCTGCACTTCAAGAAGCTGCCCGTCTTGTTCCAAAATCAGGATACACTACCAACAATTTATATATTGTACCTACATACGGTGAATACTCAAGTAACGGTGTGTTATCCAGAGCAATTAATAATCCTGCTCCACCTGTCAATGTGAACACAAATGGCGGAGTACCTAATCCTGCATATACTGGTACGGTGATGATGGTCAGTAGTACTCAATATAAAAATTCTAGTCCAGTAATCAGAATACCCAAGGCAGCAATCAAAAGTATTTGGGATATGACCGCTGATATAGGATATGATAAATTAGATGTGTTCAATACTACTCATTTAGAAACATTCACCCTAGCACCAGATAGAACAGATACAAATTCAGGTAGAGTTAGTGGTGAAATAATACTAACTGTTACTAGTGGTGGACCAATTACAGGACCATATGGTACTGCGGATAATACATATGCTACCGCCGATGCTGACCCCGAACTTCCAGGATTTACTGGAACAATTAGTCAACAAATGGATTGGAGAGCAGATTGTGATCCTGCATTCCAGTTTATAGCACGTAGTAGTCCTCGTAGCTTTGGTTATAGTGCTGGTTATATGACTGGTGACGGGACTGCTCCTAATGGATTCCCGACGGAAATACTAGGGCTAGGTTCTGTTTCTGGTGCCGGTATCAGTTTCCCAGTAAATCCTCAAGTGGGTGATTATTTCTTACGAATTGATTACTTCCCTCAACTATTATATCGTTGGGACGGTAGAGTATGGATTAGAGTATCATCCAATGTTAGGACAGACACTGGATTCACATATCAAGATCAATCATTGTTATCAGGCTTTATTAATGATACAGCACAGACAGAACTTACTAACGGTACATTTATTCCGCAGCGTCAAGCATTGTCTACTGCTCTAGCATTGACTCCGGATCCGATCCCCCCGCAACCTTAAGGTATTTACATGGCAGCTTTTTTCTATGATTCGCAAATACGCAGATTTTTAATTCAGTTTGGAAAGATATTTAGTAACTGGGAAGTTACTAAAGGAAAAGACCCTGCAGGTAATGATATTATTATACGTGTACCAATCATGTATGGTGATAGCAGTAGACAAGCAGCAACCATTATTGCTAATAATAGCGCAAGTAACTTGCCTAGCGCACCTTTAATTACATATTACATAAGCGGTTTAGAGTACAATCAAAAATGGACTCAGGATCCTACCTTTGTAGACAAGATTAATGTTCGGCAACGATCATATAATCAAGAAACACAACAATACGAAACTGTACAAGGACAGGCATTCACTGTTGAAAGATTAATGCCAGTTCCATACACATTAAGAATCACTGTTGATTTTTGGACAACCAACTACAATCAAAAATTACAATTGATTGAACAACTAGGAACATTATTCAATCCTGCATTAGAGATTCAAAGTACTGATAACTTTTTAGACTGGACTAGTCTTAGCGCAGTGTTTCAAGATGGACTAACATTCAGCAGCCGTAGTATTCCAGTTGGTACAGGCAATCCTATTGATGTCATGAGTTGGAAATTCTATATGCCAATATGGATCACCACCGCAAGTAAAGTCAAGAAGATGGGTGTTGTTGAGAAAATTATAGCAAGCATTTTTGCAGGCAATGCACTACAAGATATGCAGAACGATGACATGTTATTGGGGACCAGACAAAAGATTACACCATATGGATACAAGCTATTATTAATAGGAAATACTTTACAGATATTACCAGAGGCTATAGCATTTGATCCATCTAATATTAATCTAAATTTACCGGTTAATCCTGATACAGATATATATTGGTCTAGCGTATTGAATGCATACGGGGCAGTTAAACCGGGCATTAGTCAAATTTGGCTACAAAATCCATATATGACTACTGACATTGTAGGCACTATTGTACCCAATCCAAATGATGATAGGTTGTTGATTTACAACATTGACCCTGATACATTACCGCAAAATACATTAAGTCCAGTTGATGGCGTTGTAAACCCTCAAATGACCGGTCCTAACGCAGGATTGCCTGGACCAATCAACGGTCGTAGATATTTGTTAACTGATAATATTGGCGCGCCCGGTGATAGTACAGTAGCATGGGGCAATGTAGTCGCTTTTGC